ATGATTAACATCTATAGCGAAAATAGCGGCATGACACAAAAATGGGTCCGTGAAATCTATGTAAATTGGCGCTGGGCTTTTTCCGAGGCGCATGAAGCTAAACGCGAATACAGTGCGATAGCTTGATCACATCATGTAGCGTCACGTGTGGCGCTATGTGATGTCATCCGGCATCGTTCAATCAATCAATTGGAGTAAGAGTATGGGGAACAAAATTTTGGGTTATATCGCATATGAGGGTCCATCGATCATCGATGGCGCGCCCATCGTTGTCATCGTCAATAAGATCGACGGTAGCAAGAATGCGAAGACCGGCGCGATAGTGCAGTCTTTCATCATCCGGTCTGACGTCAATCCTGTACAGGCGTTACAGACCGGCGCCGATGTCAGCGTATGCGGTCAATGTGAGCACCGCCCGGTACTGGCCAAAAAATCGGGAAAGCCGCCATGCTACGTACAAGTAGCAAAGTCGGTGCTATCGGTCTATAACGCATATCGGCGCGGTCGATATGTTAAGGCCGACCCGGCCACTATCGCGAAAGCCCTCGAGGGCAAAATCGTACGCATCGGCACCTATGGTGATGGCGCGGCCGCGCCAGTGACAATGTGGAATCAAATCACACGGTATGCCGCCGGTCGGCGCGGTTATACGCACCAATGGGATACCGCCGGGTTTGACGTCGACGCATGGGCGCCATTGGTGATGGCCAGTGCTGACACTATCGATCAAGCCGCTAAAGCTAACCTACTGGGTATGCGCGTTTTCCGTGTGAGTCAAGGCGTCGATGTTCAACCCGGTGAAGCCATGTGCCCAGCCAGTGCCGAAGCCGGTAGAAAATCAACGTGCGCCAAATGCACACTGTGTGCTGGCACTAGCATCAAGGCTCGCGATATCGTCATTGCAGACCATGCTGCGGGTCATGCCCGCCGAACCATCGCGATAGCTACCGCATAAGAATGCACCCTCTAAGCCCTACGTGCTAGGGTTTATGGGTCTGAATTTTTAGACCATATTGGCACCTGACCCTTATCGGGTATAGGTTTATAGCTATCATTTTAGGAGTGACACCATGAAACTGTACCCATCTTATGAGGCACTGCCAGCTAACCCGGTTTTTCTAGGGTCTGACATCATGCCTGACCAATTGGATGAGCATACCGCCAACATTATTGACGAAGAGTCATTTGGCAAGCCCTTGGCCTACGTCGTCGACGAAAGCGGGTTTCGCTCATTTTTCACATGGGGGCGTAAATGAAATTACTGTCTGACTTACTCGGAGCCATTATTTTTGTTGCCTGCATTGCAGGCCCATTTGCTTACTATTTTTGGAGTATGAAACCATGATATTAACCCTTGCATATGCCAAGCGCCTGATTAAATCAGGCAAAGCCACAATTGTGGCTATTTGCACTACTGATGACGTAGAGTATTACGTTATCAATCGGCACGACTTGCAGCGCACCGACCATGCTGAGGTGACAGCATGACCTACGATGACGGCGACAAGGACTATGACCGACTCATGGCCGACGATGGCCCTGATGATGGTGAACCACCTGTAAGGCGCGTTAATAGCAAAGGCTGGGCCTATATCAAGGCTTGGATTCTTGCCACCCAAAACGACGATCAGGAATACTCATTCGACTCGGCAGCAGCTGAAGCATGGTGCAGCGAAGCTGAGGAATCAATGGGTAACGGAAACCCGCCGATGGTTGAAATGCAAGCCTCGGCCACTAAAAGCGGAAGCTGCGAAACCTTTACAGTCCCGAATGATGGGGTTTATGAGTGCGACTCAGAGCCAAGCATATGCCCTGCTTGTAACGGTTCAGGTGAAGGCCAACATGAGGGCACCACCTGCTACCACTGCAAAGGGGCAGGGGAATGCTAGACCACGATATCACCGATAAGATACACCATCTGATGCATAAATATGCATGGTGTTACCAGGAAGCAATGGAATATCTCTACTACTCAGAATATGACCCGGTAGACTGGCTCGGCACCCGGTGGGAGAATGAAAAATGATCTACGCCATTGTCGTGCTACTGATTAGACTGTTTCGCTCTTAACGATTCCTGAAACGATACCCTTAACGATTAGCCCCTTTACTGGGGCTTTTTTACGTCCTCAATCTGGCGCTTGGCATCGTCAAACCCACGCCCAACGATAACCCGGTGGCCGATACCCTCAAGGTACGCGATCCAGTCACGCTGTACTGGTGACACCACGCCGCCAGTCTCGCGTTTCATTTCAACCCATAGCAGCCACTCAGGGACGAACAAATCAGGTACGCCAGGGCTAACCCCTTCGGCTTTCAAGTTGGCGCCCTGTAGGCCCGATCTGGCGCCACCATTGGGGATAGCGAAAACCCTCACGCCCGGATAGCTACGCCGAAACCAGCTAACCAGGCGCACTTGCTCCAAATGTTCTGATGGCTGGGTTTCGGGTTTGAGTTTGGGTTTGGGTTTAGGCATGAGTTTCAAAATGGCACCTCCCACGCCCAGAATGAACACTCGCCATGCTCACTAGCAAAAGCCTCGGGCGGCGGTTCACCGAATTCTGAGCATATTCCCTGCTTGGTGTAATGGTCGCAGGTATGGCAGACCATAGGCGGCTCGGCGTTCAGGGTGGCGCGGTAGTGTGTAACGATTGCGGGTTCAGGGTGACGGGTGATCATTGGTTCCAACTTCTGTTAATGATGGTGAAGAATTTACCCTCACGCTTAAATTCTATAGTGATGGGCGGCTGGCCGTCGGTCATTTGCTGGGCTAAATCATGCAAATCACCGATGGCATAATCTAAATGCAACCCGGCACAATGCGCCAGTTCTGCCAACGCTCGGCGAGACTTCTCTCCAGCATAGCCGTCATGCGTCACTGCCAGGTACTCGGTCACAGGTGGATCTGACAGGCCGCCGTAGTAAGTGCAAGAGAGCATTTCACGCCCTGATGCCCTGCTGATGTGCTTGCGCCATGTCCAGCTACTGACTTCCAAGTCGGCCCCATCTTGCCCCATGATGTCCAGGTTGTGCAGGCGCAGCGCGGGGCGCTCGGGTTCGGGGAATGCCTCGCCACACGCCGGGCAAACCCTTACGCTCAGATGGCATATCTCTTGGCAATGGTCACACACTTTTACCGGCGCTTCGCCTACCTTGTCGCCCTTCTTTGGTGGTGGCCTAACGGCGGTGATGGGGCCGTGTTGCTCCACCACGCCAGCAAAGTCCAACACCAGGCAGTCATTTTTACCCGGCGCGATCCGCAGGCCACGCCCGGCCATTTGCACGTACAAGCCGGGTGACATGGTAGGCCGCAACATAGCCACCAGATCGATCCCAGGCGCGTCAAAACCGGTGGTAAGTACATTAGCATTGGTCAACGCTCGGATGCGCCCTGCCTTGAAGTCGGTCAGGATCCGGTCACGCTCGGCGCTTGGCGTCTCGCCGGTCACGCATTCGGTGGTAATTCCTTGGGCTTGCAGTGCGGTGGCAATGTGTTGTGCGTGAGCAACACCAGCGCAGAACACTAGCCATGACCGGCGCTCGGCCCCCAAGCGCACTATCTCAGCGGCCACCTTTCGGTTTTTGTCTGTGGTGTCTACCGCTGCCTGTAGTTCAGCTTCGATATATTCGCCGCCACGCTTATGCACCCCGTCCACTTCCAGTTTGGTGGCAGTAAGTTTGCTTCGCAAGGTTGACAGGTAGCCCTTGTGAATCAGTTCTTCAATGCTGGTGGGTTGAATCAGCGCGTCAAAGATGGCGGGTTTGTCAGTGATGTACCCGTGGCCCAGGCGGTAAGGCGAGGCGGTCAGACCCACGATCCGCAGGTTCGGATTAATTTGGATCAAATCGGATAGCAACATCCGATAGCCGCCTTCGTCCTTGTGGCTCACTAGGTGAGCCTCGTCTATGATAACCAGGTCAACGTGGCCTATCTGCTTGGCTTTGGTTCGCACCGACTGGATGCCTGCAAAGGTTATCGGTTCGCCCAATTCCTTCTGGCGCAACCCGGCGCTGTAGATGCCCATCGGTGCGTTAGGCCAGTG